CTCGAACGCAAATTTTCACCGAAAATGGTGATTTTTGAAAAGGATGACATGAAAAAGCTAAGCGAAACTAAAATAGGACGGCCTTTGAAAACTGGCGAGAAAACAGGCTGGGACCGTTCAAAGACGGAGGAATATGCCAGGCTCCATACTTCAGGTAGATGGAAAGAGCTGCGGGACCTTCAGCTTTCCGAGTTCCCTTTGTGCGAAATTAAGAACTGCGACCATCCGGCGGTAGAGGTCCACAGGGTCAATCCGAAGGATACGGGACAGTTCTTCGAGAGGCTGAATCATAGATCGATATGCGAACGGCACCATAAGCAGATCGGCGTGCTGCTGAAAATGAAACAGGAAACTAAACATTTATTCAAAGAGCGGTAATATGAATTTAGAAAACTGGCGAGATTTGGTTGGAAAGTCTTTGACGGATAAATCTCAAATGGACTTGATCGCAAAGAGCCTTTTTGATTACGACCGCGCGAAGCAGATTTTAAGAGACAAAGGGTATGGCGTGACAGGGATGCCACTTTCTGAAACTGCCGCTGAAGTGATTGCAAACAATGCCGAGAATTCTGACTTGAAGCGGATAATCCAGCTTCTCGGACGCATAGACGGAACCTTGGACGTAATTCAAGCAAACACAGAAAGGATGCCATACTAAATGAAATCAAAAGGTAATTTTGTTTCAACTCCCGGCGGGTCGGATGCCATAAAAAGGTTAATCGTGCCGGACAAGCGCTCATATGTCGTCCTCGGCGTAGATCCGGCTAGACCCGGAAAAGATAAGACTGTGCGCTTTGTAATTGACGGGGAATTGCCCTCTGCGGCGGCCTTGATATTTATGAAAGGGAAACAAAAATGAGCGGCGTAAAAGGCAGCTCGGGCAGGCACAAGACCCCGACGGCGATATTGCTGAAGCGCGGCTCGTGGCGCGGCAAGGAACGCAAGAACACCGAACCTGAGGTCATGATTGATCGGTTCGTAGTTCCGTCAAACCTGTCCAAGGAAGTTCAGGCGTACTACAACGCGAATCTCTCGGACTTCAAGGCCAGGGGGATCTTGAGCGATACCGACAGTATAGCGTTCGAGATGCTAGCCAAGGCGTTCGCCAGGTGGCGCGCCGTGGATGAACTATTGCGGACAGACGACAACGAGATCGCCCGCATGTTCGGCAAGGATGCTATTACTGGCAAGCTGGCGACAACAGATATCGCCAAGGAAGAAAAGGAACGCTTCCGCATTTTAAAGGACATGCTGATTCAGTTCGGATTCACGCCGGTGACAAGGGCTAACGTGAACAAGACCGATGTAAGAAATATTAAGACGACAAAAATAACATAAGGAAATCTCTATGGAAATTAAGTTTGATTCAGTCAACGCCCGCAAGCACGGCAACCGCAACAAGGAAACAATCAAATCCAGCCTTGAAACATGCGGGGCCGGTAGAAGCATCGTCATGGACTCGGAAAACGTTATTATCGGCGGCAACGGCGTATTTGAGCAGGCGCAGGCTTTAGGCTTGAAAGTTAAAGTTATTGAATCCGATGGTTCCGAGCTTATCGCGGTCAAACGTACCGACTTGAAAACCGGCGATGATAAAAGAAAACTTCTCGCCCTTGCCGATAACCGGACGGCTGAACTTGCCGAATGGGACGATGAACAACTGCAAAAACTAATTGCCGAACTGCCGGAGATCGACTTATCTGGTATTGGATTTGACGAGGATTTTTTAAAAGAAATAAACACTAATTTTTCACAAGAAGAAACAAAAGAAGAAGCTCATATTAAATTATCAGAACGCTTTGGTGTTCCTCCGTTTTCTGTTTTAAACGCTAGGGAGGGATGGTGGCAAAATAGAAAGGCGGCATGGATAGCAATAGGCATACAGAGCGAACTAGGGAGGGGTGACAATCTTATTCCAAACGGGGGGGGCATGAACACACAAAATAAATATAATGCAACTCCGGGGGGGCGGCAAATGAAATCAAATAAAAAAGATCTTGCGACGAGTTACTCGACGCAAGGTGCTTTAAATTTAATTCAATCAGGCCGCGCCAAGACGTATGGCACAGAAGGAAACGCAAGTGAGCAAACTGGCACATCCATATTTGATCCTGTTTTGACAGAATTATGTTATCGTTGGTTTTCTCCTGCTGGTGGATTGATTATAGACCCGTTTTCCGGCGGATCAGTCCGGGGCATTGTCGCGAGTAAGCTCGGAAGAAAATATATAGGCGTGGATTTAAGACACGAGCAAATTGAGGCGAATAAATTACAAGGACAATTAATCTGCAAAGAGCCTTTTCCGATATGGCATACCGGCGACAGCTTGAACATAAACGAAATATGTAAAGGGAAAGAAGCCGACTTTATTTTCTCTTGTCCACCTTATGTCGACTTGGAAGTTTACAGCGATAATCCGGCGGATATTTCCAATATGGATTATGCGGATTTCAAAAAAATATATTTTGAAATAATCAAAAAAACATTTTCACTTTTAAATCAAGACCGCTTCGCTTGTTTTGTGGTCGGGGAGTGTCGCGATAAAAAAGGGAATTATTATAATTTTGTTGGGGATACCGTTCAGGCCTTTATTGATGCCGGATATAAATATTACAACGAGGCCATTTTAATTACCTGTGTCGGATCATTGCCAATACGTGCGGGGCGCGTGTTTGCTTCAGCTCGCAAGTTGGGAAAGACTCACCAGAATGTTTTGATATTTGTCAAAGGCGACGCAAAAAAAGCAACTGAAAATATTGGTGAAGTTGAATTCGGGGAAATGGAAAGCGAAAATATTAGCAATGATTCGGATATTTTAAACGGAGCGCAGTAATGGCTTCTTGTTTTAATTTTTCTATGTCATGCCCCATGCCTCGCCACATTTCCGGGGAAAGCATGGCAGACGAGGCGGAAAGAATAACATCCCGCTCTTTTCCTAGCTCTGGAAATTTGGCGGCGAATTTTATCGCCCTGTCCCATTTGCCGGACTTCATAAATTCTGAAAGTATGTCAATTTTTTTAATCATAAAGACACGATAATGGGTCAAATATTGAACTCAACTATAAAAACAAACATTCTCGGAAAAATAAACAAAGCGGAATAAATAAATGTATATCCCTAAAATTTGGAAAGAACCGATAGCGGGTTTTGATCCGTGGAAGAATCCCGGCGACTCCAGGTTCGACCTGAAGACGGCAAAAAGGATTTGCAGTTTCATCGAAGCGCATTGCAAGCACAGCAAGGGGCAGTTCTATGGAAAATTGATCCACCTTGAACCATGGGAAAAGAAGATGCTGGGGCATTTGTTCGCATGGAAAAAGCCGGACGGAACCCGCCGCTTTAGGTTCCTATTCCTCTACGTCCCTCGAAAGAACGGCAAGACGCTTCTGGCTTCAATTCTTCTGCTTCTCCTGCTGAAGTACGACGCCGAGATGGGGTCGGACATATTCTGCGTCGCGGCGGCGGTGTCCCAAGCTTCGCTTGTCTATGATATGTCCCGGATGATGGTTTTACAGGACGATGAGCTTGGAAGCGGAATCAAGGTATGGAAGTCGACAAAGTCCATGGAGTACATTTCTGAGACGGGCTTAACGCTTGGCATGGCAAAAGTGTTGAGTTCGGACGGCGATTTGATTCTCGGGACAAATCCACATGGATATATCATCGACGAGGTTTTAGCACAGAAGAAGTTTGACATCATGGAGAATCTTGAGTCCGGCGTGGGAACCCGCAGGCAGCCGCTGGGCATTTATCTGACCACGGCAAGCGAGGACGGGTTCAATCCCTGCAATATCAAGCTGGAGTATGCAAAGTCGGTCAGGGACGGACACAACGACCCCACTTACTTCCCGGTAATATATGAGACAAGGCCGGACGCGAACTGGCATGATGAGAGCGTATGGGTTGCCGCCAATCCAAATATCAACGTGACGATTACCCTGGACTTCCTGCGTTCAGAATACCAGAAGGCGATCAAGAACAAGGCCGACGAAATCAAGTTCAAACGTCGTTATCTGAACATGCAGGTTGCCGCCATTGACGCATGGCTGTCGATGGACGACTGGAATAATTGCCCTAATGATATGAAACCCGAGGATCTTATGAACGAAAAATGCTATCTAGGAATCGATCTTTCAAGCACGAACGACATATCGGCGGTAATCCAGTATTTCCCGGCGCATGAAGCCTGTCTGTGCCACTTCTACTGCCCTGAGTCCGCGTTCCATAGCAAGATTGAATATGGCGCTTTATTCAAGGACTGGCTGCGAATCATGCCGGGATCTATAATCGACTATGATATGATTTATAACGACATCATCTGCCTGTCCGAAAAATACCAGATTGAAGGAATCGGTTTTGATCCATGGCACGCGAAGGACCTGTGCAAGAAACTTGAGGCGAAGTTCGGCAAGGAGAAGATGATTCAAATAGGACAGTCGGCAAAGGTGATGACCGACCCTATTAAGCAGCTCGACGCGCAGATCCGTAAGAAGGCACTCAGGCATTTTGCAAATCCGGTACTTCAATGGATGGCCGGGAACGCAAAACTCTGGACGGATCAGTCTGGAAAAGCGTGCAGGGTGACGAAATCACATAAGGATAGTCCGGCGAAGGTTGACGGCATAATCGCCCTGATTATGGCCAAGGCCGTGGCAGACGAGATAAAACCCACAGAAGAAAGCGTTTTTGACTCAAAAGATTTTGAACAAACATTAAAGGATATCTACAAATGAAACAAATTCACGAAGAAACGTTCATTGGCAGTGAGAACGAAATCAACGCAAGGATAAACGAGATCCACAGGAAATTGAAAGAGGACGTGCGAAAAAAGCGGATTCTATTCCTTGTGGACAATCACGGATGGTGCTGGACCTCCACGGCCAATAATATTGCCAGATTCCTGCCCCAATACGAATTTAAGATTGTTTCCGCAAAGGATTTCAGGGCGGACTATTACAGCCTGATAAATTGGTGCGATATCGTCTATATGCGGGGTTATCCTAATATCTATCTTGACGGGATTCAGGAATTCGACAAGCCCTTTATCTTCACTATTCCGACCGGCGGCAAGAATCTTGCCCTACGGTTGGAGCAGTCTGCGCCGTACAAGAACACGGCTTTCGCATGTGTGGTGCAGAACCAAAAGGCGAAGCTTGAAGCGGAAAGATTGGGGTTTAAGAATATCCACGTAATTCCAAACGGAGTTGATACGAATGTTTTCAAGCCGACGGGGATTGAAAAGAAATATGCCGTGGGATTCGCCGGGAACAATGAAGGATTCAGGGCCGAGCTTAAAGGTACAGGATTTGTCAAGTCGGCCTGTGAATCTCTGGGTGTTTCGTATTTCGAGGTCACAAAGGACAAGAGATTGTCATACGAGCAGATGCCGGGGTTCTATAATTCGCTTGAAATTTACGCACAGCCCAGCGAGTCCGAGGGATGCAGCAATTCGGTCATGGAAGCCATGGCGTGCGGGGTTCCCTGCCTTATTTGCGAGGGTGTGGGGTATCACGGGGAGCAATGTATAAATGCTTGTGATGATGCGGAAAACTGCGACAATCCCGGAAACACCTCCGGCAACGTGGCATTAGTCAAGAGAGAATCGGAAGACATAGCGCTTAAGATTAAATGGCTTATGTCAAACCAGGACATATACCGGCGAATATCGGCCAACTCAAGACAGTTTGCAGAGCAGCACGCATGGAAAGAGATTGCGCCTGTTCACGGAGAGTTGATCGGCCAGGCGCTCAAGTCAATCAAATCCAGCATTGCACCCGTCGGCAAACAGTGCCAGTACTGCGAATATTTTATTTTTCTCATACAATTCAGGGATTCCGGGATCTGCCAGATAGAGTCGGACAGAGTGACGGTAAAGCATAAAAATATGAAGTGTCAAAAATTTAAATTGAAAGGAGTCGTATAATGGATTCAGCGCAGATCGCGAGCCAGGTTGACGGAGAATCATGGAACAGGTTTTGCATTGAATGGAAAGACAGGGATGAAGGGTTTGCAAAATATTTTAATCTCGAAAGCAATGTCAATCGGATACTGAGCCACGCGCAACTTATACTGCTTTTGGAAACAAGAAGCAGTTTAAGGCTTCTGGATATATCTGCAGGATTTTGCGCTATCGGCCTTGTCGCGCGTGCGCTCGGCCATAGCGTGACGATTACTGATGTCGACATTCCTGTCGTAAAAGCCGCGCAGCAGGAGTTGAAATTTACCGACAGGCACTTTTTAAACTACCGTCAACATAGCGGAGGATGGGGATTTACCCCTATTCCTTCCGAATGTGGCAAGTTTAATATCATAACCGCAATTGCCTGCGCCCCACATGTATGGTTTACCGCAGAAGACTGGGAGAATTACTACAGCGACGCGTTTGACCATCTCGAAAAAGGCGGGATTGCTTTTGTCTGGCTCAATAGGTCTCCGGGAGACAGGGTATTACATGACTTTTTAAAAACCAGCAATTATAAATTTATTCAAGAAAACGAAAGGTGGTTCATAACATGGAAACAAGGATAACAGACGAGTTGACGGCGATGAACGCGATCAAGGAAAACTTCCTGACAAAGAGCGGATGGGTGTTGTCGTACATGACGCGGCGGTCGATAGATGCCGAGGAAACCCCGCTGGCGTGGTGGAGTTATCCGGCGCTGACATTTTTAAAGGAGAGGCTGAATAAGTCAATGACTGTGTTTGAGTACGGGTGCGGATATTCGACGTTATGGATGGCGAAAAAATGTTCAAAGGTCTATTCCGTCGAAAGCGACGCGGCCTGGTATGAGCGCATGAAGATGGTTATTCCCGGTAACGTGGAGATAATACACAGGCCGCAGGAGTCTTTTGCATCGGAAATATCCACGGACGAAAGACACGCGAAAGCGTATGACGTCGTGATAATAGACGGAGCCGACAGGGTTAACTGCGCCAAGCAATGCGAGTATGGATTGAAAGATGATGGCGTTATAATCTTCGACAACTGCGGGACCCGCTGGAAGGAAGGGTTTGAATATCTCATGGAGCGCGGCTGGAGGCGGATAATCTTCCAGGGGCTTGCTCCAATCTGCACCTATGAAGTCAGGACGGCGATCCTCTACAGGCCGAATAATTGTTTTAAAATATGAAAGGCGAAGAATGAAAATATTTATTAAAAACATTGATGCGCTGGCGGAATGCTATCTGCGTTATTCCGACTTGCTGGAGAAGTCGAATAAATACGACTGTGTGATATACAAGGAGGACTGTAAAGAAGAAATACTGAAGAATTACAAGAATATATTGCTGATTGAGCGGCTGGACGGATCGGCGATATGGTGCAGGAATCTGCTGAAACATCCGCACGTCAAGACGCTCTTGAAAATGTATTACTATCCGGATCTGAAAATAAACAATTCAGCCATTGTCCAGGGACGGCATTTCATACCTCTGGATGGAAGTGAAAGGCAGCCGGAACCAGAACTGACGCAGGATGACATGGATAAAATCATCCCAGGTTTCAACTTTTTCCATTATTCCCGGCTTGAAGGGGTTATAAACTTCGCAAGGAATAATAAAAGTGTCCCCATGGAAGAACGCGAGTATGATTATTTTTTTGCGGGAACAACTGCATATGGGACGCATCAGCGGGAAGGCTGCGGCAAATGGATCACCGACCACAGGAATGACACCGTGCAACATCTTAACAGGCTCGGAGAAAAGGGCGCACGCGTGCTAGTTGCTGAGTCAAGGGCGTTCAACAATAAAAAATATATCGAGCTGACATCCAAAACCAAAGTCATTCTTTCGCCTTTTGGATGGGGCGAATTCTGCTACAGGGACTATGAGGGCTTGTTGCTAGGATGCAGGGTTGTCAAGCCGGCAGCCGCGTATATCAGGCAGGTTCCCGACGTATTCCAGTTTATCGACTGGTCTGATACTTTTCCAGATTATAACCTGGTAAAGGAATATCAAAACGTGGTCGAGTGGATGCTGCAGGAAAAAGCGAATGAAAGCAAAATACTGGAAGAAATTTTAAAATAACAAGGAGAACAATATGAAAGAACAAAAGCAGACGATGACGGCGGTTAATCCGGTTCAAGGCGTTGCGCAGGCACAGACAAATGAAAACGGGTTTCATTGCCCGGATTGTCATTTCAAGATGCGGGTGTATGTCTCAAAGCCTCTGGTCGGCGCGGTATTCAGGACGCGGCTTTGCGACAGGTGCGGATTCAGGCAGCCCACCGAAGAAAAGGCCATATAATTTTACATATAAAAAAACAAGATTGAATAACCGTAAAATAAATGAAATAGTAAAGTAGAAAAAAATAGAAGACCGTTTTTCCCGGCAAGGAAAAATAGTTTTGCCGAACGATAAGGCGCATCAACTTTGTACAAAGGGTTGATGCGCTTTTTTTTATTGCCGGGAACGGCCTTTTAAACGGAGCATAATGGCAAAAATACCATTCAGCCAGCGGGTCAAGGCCGCGTATAGCGCATATAACGCTGGCAGATTTTCCACGCTTGATTCCGATGGCTTTCCAGTTTTCAACATCAAAACCGCGACAGGGCAATACGTTTCCGCCGAATCCGCGAAATACTGCACCGCCGTTTTTGCCTGCGTCAATCTTCTGTCAGAATGCATAGCAAATCTTCCGTTGAAAACTTATCAGACCAGCCCGGACGGAGATATCCAGGAAGCTATAAAAAACCCGCTTTACTGGCTGCTTGCGTATCAGCCGAACAGATGGCAGACGGCATACGACTACTGGCTCTATAACGTTGAATGCATGCTTTATCGCGGCGGTTTCATTTCTTGGATTAACCGATCTTCAAACGGAAAAATCCTCGGACTTATTCCACTTCAGCCCGACACCGTTACAAGAGAGCTTACGTCGACCGGAGAAATGCTTATTTCGGGGACGGCGCAATGGGGGCCGAACAATTATTTCCAGTTCGACAAGATGGATGCAAATAATTTCTTCTGGGGCAATTGGAGGACGCTTGACGGCCTTAATCCCGTTTCCCCTATCAAGTACATGAAAGAATCTATTGGTCTTGCTCTGGCGGCAGAAGAGCATGGTGCGCGGGTGTTTCAGAATGACGCGACTCCTCCTCTGGTCGTGTCTACAGCCGAAAAACTGACGCCAGAGCATCTTAAAAACCTTGCAACGATGTGGAAGGCCGGCGGAAGCGGGGCCAACTACGGAATGCCGAGGTTTATCGACGGCGGGGCCAAGGTTGAAAAATTAAGCCTTTCTAATGAGGACGCGCAGTACATGGAATCCCGTCGGTTCCAGCGTGAAGACATTTGCGGAATATTCCGGGTTCCGCCTTCTATGATTTCCGATACGGCAAGGGCGCAGGGGTGGTCAACACTTGGACAGAAAAACAGCGACTTTTTAACCTACACACTGGCCCCGTATTTGACCAACATCGAACAGGCCGGAAACCGCAGCTTGATACCAAGCACGGACTGGGGCCGCGTCTATCTGGACTTTGAGACAAAGGTCCTGATGCGGGCCGATATAAAGACCAGGACCGAATACTACACGTCGATGCATGCCAACAAAGCTCTGACTTCGAATGAAATAAGAGTCGAGGAAGGGCTTAATAAAATCAAAGGCGGGGACAGTTTTGCGGAAGTCAGGCCGCCAACGGCGCAGCCGGAAACACCAACGGAAGGAAATCACGATGAGCAAGCAGGATAAAATATTAAAGAACTACATGACCCCTCGGAAATGGTTCGACATGGATTTTGAAAAAGGGGAAATCCAAATATATGACATGATAGGTTCTAATTTCTGGGGCGATGGTCTTTCCTCGAAGGGATTCATATCCCAATGCCAGGAGCTTGAAAAGAAGTTCTCTGAAATAAATATTCGTGTCAATTCCCCTGGCGGCGACATTGCCGAAGCCCTGCACATCTATAATTACATGAACCAGTCTTCCACGAAGTTCTATGGGTATATCGAGGGAATTGCCGCCTCGTGCGCTTCATGGATGATTCTCCCATGTGACAAAATCTACATGCCTCCGACCTCTGAAATGCTCATCCACGATCCTTGGGGCATGTGCGTTGGCGGTTCCGCCGACATGCGCAAGTCAGCCGACTACCTTGACCAGCGCAAGGAAATGATTCTTGGAATGTACGTCAAGAAAAGCGGACAGGACAAAAATAAAATTGACAAGATGATGAGCGAGGAAACATACATGGACGGGGCGACCTGCGTCGAGCTCGGTTTTGCCGATGAGCTTCAAGAGGAATACAAGGCCGCCGCCTGCCTCTTTGAGCTTGACGAGGAGATATTCCCCAACCTTCCTGAAGGATTTAAGAAGTTACAGAATGCGTTGAAAAAACGTGCTCAGGAAAACGCCCTGCGTGATGCGGGTCTTTCTCGGGCGGAAGCTGCGCGATGCGCTTCCAGCGCTGTTCAGAATATAAAGAACGAAGAAGTAAAAACACAAGCAGAAAACCTGCTTAAAACGGAGATTTTAAAATGCCTGAATCAGTAAAAGTCGAATTGACACCGGAACTCAAGGCCGAACTTGAAAACCTCGGAAAGAGCGTGAACACCGTAAAGACAAGCAATGAAACCGCAATGAACGCGGTCAAAACCGAAATCAACGGAAAGATTGATGCGCAGGACAAGAAGATCGACAAGATCGAGTCCGCCGTGAACATGATTTCCGTCAAATCAAAGGAAGACCGGAAAGACGATCCAAAACGCGGTTTCAAGAACCACGTCGATTTCTTCAATGCCGTCATTGTTGCCGGCATGAACGGAATGAGGCCCGACAAAATGCCTGAAAACCTCAAAGCCCTGTTCAACGCAGTTGGCAGCGATGAGGCCAGGCAGTCCGACAATCCGTCCGGCGGTTTCACAATTCCCCCGGCCTTCGCTCCCGGCCTGCTCGTGACCGATCCCCAGGGATTGCAGAACGACACCGGCCTCCTGACTCGCAAGGTTCCAATGTCGAATTCAGTCGTATATCTGAACGCAAGGGTTGACAAGACCCACACGTCCAGCGTGTCCGGCGGATTCCAGGTCTACCGCAGGGCCGAGACTGATACAGTCACGGCAAGCAAGGCCACGTTCGAGCAGATAAAGCTTGAAGCAAATCCTATCATGGGATTGAGCTACGCCTCCGAAGAAATCCTTGCGCGTTCCCCTGTTTCGTTTGCCGCGCTTATCAGCTCCGGTTTCGGAGATGAGAAAACCAGCAAACTGAACTATGAACGCGTCTGGGGAACAGGAACCGGCGAGTTCACAGGATTCATGAATTCCGCTTCCCTTGTGACGGTCGCAAAGGTTGGAAGCCAGACCGCCGACACCATCAACGGGACGAACCTCGTTGCAATGCGTGCCCGCGCATGGCGCTATGGCCAGTGCGTCTGGATGGCGAACCATGACACCCTTCCGCAGCTCATGGCGGCACATATCGCACTGACAAACGGAAGCGTCGCCCTGTATTCTCCCGGCAACGGAACCGACAAGCCTGAAACCCTGATGGGCCGTCCTATCATATTCGACGAGAATATGGCGACCCTCGGCGATCTCGGCGATATCGCTCTTGTAAACTGGAATGAGTACCTGGAAGGCAACCTCGGCGGCAGCACGTTCGAGGAATCCATCCATGTCCGTTTCATATACAACGAACGCGCCTTCAGGTTCACAGCCTATAACGATGGCGCTCCATGGTGGAAGTCGGCGATGACTCCTAAAAAGTCAGCCGTGACCCTTTCGCCTTTCGTGACCCTTGCGGTCCGTGGATAACCAAAACGGAAAAGGCCGGGGCGTAAAAACCCCGGCGGATTCCATAAAATAAAGGAAACCACAAAATGATACCGAATAAACTAATGAGCGAAGTCCAGATCAAGCAGTATGATTTCGATCCCGACGCAACGACCGCAACGGCGGTCGCATGGACTGATATGAGGGACTTTTCACAGCTCCTTATATCATTCTTCCGTACCGTCGGCACAGGCAATTTGACATTTATCATCCAGGGTTCAGCGGCGGCAGACGGTTCCAGCCCTGAAACAATCGCGACAAAGACAATTTCCGCGCAGCCTAACGCTGTCGGGGATTACGTGTTTGCGGAAGTCACAGCCGAACAGATCGCGGGAATAGCCGCAACATCAGGCAAAGCCCTTCGCTACGTGTCCGCCGTCCTCACTCTTGCCACTGGCACAGACGAGGGCGTGGTCACATATGTCAAGGCCGGAGCCAGATTCAAATATGACGGCCTTTCCGCTGATTATGTCAGCTAATTGAAAAGGAATGGATAATGGACTGGACAGGAATAAAGGTTTCATCAGCGCCGGCACTCGAGCCAGTTACCGTTGCCGAACTCAAGACCTACATGGGACTTGATACTACCGCATACGATACGATGCTTACCGGTTTTATTACCGCATGCCGCGACGCTATTGAAAAACATTCAGGCCGGACATTCATCAATACGACCTTCGAGCTGTATCTTGATGAATTCCCCCTGGACAACGGGTGTATCGAATTGATCAACCCTCCTGTCCAGTCCGTTTCTTCCATCTATTACAATCAGGAGTCCGACGGTGTTTCGACATTGCTTGCTTCGTCGAAATATCTCCTTGATTCCGTTTCCCTGTATCCAAGGATTCAGCCGGCATACGGTGAATCATGGCCCGCGACAAGGGACATGCTGAACGCCGTCAAGGTTACCTATATCGCCGGATACGGATCGGCTGCGGCCAACGTTCCCCAGAACGTCAAAAGCTGCATAATGGCCATTGCCGCAGATCTTTTCGAGCACAGGGAAAGCAACATCGAAATCAATTTGACCGAAAATAAGACGTATAAATTTTTGCTAAACTCATTTTCAATTCCGAGGGTGGGATAATGCAGGCTGGTAAACTTAGAAACAGGATCACGATTCAGACGTACACGGACTCGATAGCCAGTAATGGCGAAACGACAAAGACGTGGACGACATTCGCCACGGTGTTTGCTGAAATCCGTCCTATTTCCGGCAGAGAACTTGTTATGGCCGGCAAGGTCCAGGGAGAGCTGTCCCACGTGATAAAGATTCGTTTCATATCCGGAGTGCTTTCGAAGATGCGGATAACCGACGGCACAAGGACATTTGAAATAGTGGCGGCGGTTCCCGACAGGACAAACTCAAGGGACTTGATTATCACGGCAAACCAGAAGGTGTAGAAAATGGCAACGCCCAGGACCAGGAACCGCTTTTCAGGGCAGGGCGACCAGATAAAGGATTCCGGAGGCCAGAAGTGGATAAACATTTTTGGAGATGTTCAGATTTTAAACAATATCAGCCGGTTACAGAGCAAGCTTGAAAGGGATATCGCAAGGAAGGCCATAGCAAAAGGGTTGAAACCGATTGAAGTCCTGGCGAAATCGAAAGCATCTGAAAAGACGGGGCTTTTGAAAAAGGCGATAAAAAGCACAGTTACAAAAATGGTTTCTGGGAAGATATATGTGGATTCAAGGGTTTTTGCGGTAAAGAACAGGAACACAAAAGGAGAGTTCAAGATTTTAAAGATTGCTGGTCCAGCCAGAAAGATGAAATACAAGGACATAATCAGCAGTCTTGAAGAGGCTGGCGGGAAAACCGAAGTGCTGAAACCGGCGAAATACGCGCACCTGCTGGAGTTTGGAACGAAGAACATGAGACCAAAACCGTTCATGCGCCCGGCGATGGCTGAAGGAAAAGGACGGGCGTTAAGGGAAATTGAAAGCGAAATAAAAAAGGGAATTGCACAGGAAACAAGGAATAACCGATGAAATCAGGGATAAGAACATACTTGCTTGCCGACACAACGCTCAAGGCGGCTCTTGCCACTACTACCGCCGTTTATTCCTTTCCTGCTCCCCAGGATGCAGCGAAACCTTATCTTGTCATATCCGAGGTTTCCGACACCATCCAGAACACCATATCCGCAACGTTGAACATCAAGGAGGAGTCCTGGCAGATCGATGTTTATGCCGCTGATGATTCGAGCGCAACGGCGATCAAGAAGCTTGTCATTGCCAGGCTTAACATAGCCGACCGTGTTGAGATGGGATCGTACACGGTTTATTCATGCTCCTATTCCGGAGGAAACGACACTTCCGACCTCGAGATGGTTGGAAGCGAAGTCGGCGACATCCGCAAGACCCTGACATTTGATTTCATACGGGACAACGAAGTGACACCAGTAACGCCATAACAAAAAGGATTTAAACATGGCAAAGACAGCGATAATTGTAGACGGGGCGGGGGTTGCGGTGACGTTTAACTCCTTGCCGGTCGCCGATATCAATTCAATATCGTTCAACGCTTTTGGGGAACGGTCGGAGATCGACCTGACGACCATCGACCAGTCAGCCGTAAAGGTCGGAATGCTCGGCGATCTGGTTTCCATCTCCGATGTCGTCATTAACAAGAAATTCGATCCCGCTGCAGACATGGGACACAGCAAGCTCTGCAAGCCCCTTGTGATAACCTACAAAGTCGGCAAGGCAACCAGCAAGACGCTGACGCTATGGGCGCAGTTGAAAAGCGTCGCTCCTGGAACAGTGGAACGCAGTCCGGCCAACGGAATAAACGTCGACATGACGTTTGCCATAACAAACCTCAACGCTTCGCTGGCCGAGACCGGCCCGGTGATAGCATAAAATAAAGGAACCATCTAATGGCCAAGACTACAATAATAATCGACGGCGCCGGGGTTACCGCAACACTTGGAACTGGCGGGGTGATATCCGATATCAACACGATATCTTTCGGGGTTTTCGGCGAAAGAAGCGAGATAGACCTGACAACCATCGACGCGACCAAGTTCAAGACGAAGTTGCTCGGGGACCTCCAGAAGATTCAGGATATCGTCATAAATAAGAAGAGTTCGCCGGCCGAGGACGTTGCTCTTTATAACACGGACTCGGAATCGCTGGCGATAGCCTACAAGATCGGCAAATCCACAAACAAGGTTATTACATTCTATGTCCAGCTCAAAAGCATATCGCCGTCAAATGTCGAGCGCGCTCCTGGCAACGGCGTAAATGTCGACCTGACATTCTTCGTGACCAATATTGACGCGAAGGCGACAATGGTTGAAACGGCTCCTGCAATAACTACACCAGCATAAGGGGATATCATGGGCGCAATCCAGGACAAGGCAAAAGGCAAGACTACGAGAACCGCCGAAATCGACGGCGATCCGGTTAGGGTAAGAGTCTATTCAAATCGCGTCTACAGGGAGATGATAGCTAAATTCAAGACGGGAACCGACAAGGAAACAGCAGATTTGCTTTCCCGTCAGTTCCTTGACGAAAGCGGCGTTCCCTGTTTTACATCCGAATTCCTGCTTTCGGATGAATGTTCTCTGGCGTTCGTAAATGAACTGGCTGAACTTTTTATTGACGTAAACACGGGAATGTATAAAAAAAAACAGTAGACGATGCCCCGCCACGGGCAGAGCTGTTCAGGGTGGCGAAGGCGTGCGGGATTTGGAATGTCGACAAGTTTGAGGATGAGATTCCAAAAGTGCTGGTGGCGGAATGGAATGAATACTTGGATTACGAGCTGGCTCAGATTTCAAACGCAATTACAAGGGCCGCTCCGATGTTGATGCAGTCGGCAGGACTTAGAAGCGATTCAGGCGGAGCGATTAAATTGACAAATCCAGAAGATATCGGCGGTTTTTTTGACGCGATAAATAAAGGAATTTAAAATGGCTTCAGGACTGGGAACATTGACGGTATGGCTCAAGGCCCCGACGCAGGGCCTTAAATCAGACCTCGGAGACGCCAAGGGCGCAATAGTCGCCTTCAGCAGGACTTCCGACGCGGCCATAAGCGCGTTTGCCTCTGAAGCCTCGGCCAAACTGCTCGGATTGCGGGACTCGGCGGTCGATGTGGCATTCAATATCAAGGCCCTGCAGCAGGCTGGGGCTGGAACCTTTGGCAAATTGGCGGCGGGAGCCGGAGCTGTAGGCGTAGCGATTGCAGGCTGGGAGATAGGCAAGAAGATCGCCGAATTTGCCGGATTGGAGAGTAAATTCGCAGATTTCTTTTTCGGCGCAGGAAACAAGAAGTTCGAGAGCGATATCCTTGACAAGAAGATCCAGGGCCTCCCTGCACGCGGAACCATGCTTGCAGAAGAAGCGGCGGCTAAAAAAGCCAGGGACGAGGATATCAGCGCCCAGGTAAAGGAAATGCCAAGGCTGCTTGAGCAGATAGACGATATCCAGCGGCGCAATGACGAACGCAGGATGACCAATCAGGAATTATTGAACAGTCTGATTAAGACACAGGAATCCAATACGCTTCAATTTCAGAATCTAAGCTACATCAAAAATCCACAGGCGTACCTGGAGGCCAAGAAAAAGGAACTCGAACTTGCGGGACGTATTTCAGAAGTTGAATCAAAGGTTCAGGAAGAAAAAAGAAAAGCCGAAGAAGAGGGAATAGACAATATGTTCGACTTTTTCAGGCAGAACGAAAAGAAGCCCGAGCCAATGCGGACCCAGTCCTCGATAGTTTCGGCGGTCCAGAAGGGAAGCGCCGAAGCCCTGAGAATTGAAAACACCAAGACAAGTAAAAGCGATCCTATTGCCGAAGATACAAAAAGCATTGAGCAGAGCGTCCGAGGAATACTTAAAATGATGCAGAAAATAGAAGGCGGAGCCAATCCGCTGGAGGTACTGGCGGCATTATGAGCATAACATACAAAGGTGTACTGAACGGCGGGGCGGATATCGACTCGAGCGGCAACGTTACGGCAAAAAGGGTACTTGTTTTTTATTTTAATTCCGGAGAGTCTTCCGTAAAGATACTTCAGCAGTCGCAGATTCCTAAAATTGGAACAGTCCATCCTGATAACCAAACGCTGTACTTGACGAGCATAAGCGTAAGCGAACCAATGGAAGGGGATGCCAAGTCCAGCAAGTACCATGTAACCCTTAACTATGCCAGGACAAGGGAAAATATAGAGAGCAAGAATAATCAGAATGTTGCCCCTTGGAGCATTCCGCCTTACGACATATCTTTTGCGCCTGTAGAATACGTGACGGCATTCCAGAAAGGATACGCCGACGGAGATGTCAACGGAAGCCCCTCGGAAGCTGTTTTAAATTCTGCCGGAGATCCTTTCGAGGAATCGACAACGCAGCAGAACCTGATACTCAGATTCACATACAACCTTCAGGACTTCACACCTTCCTGGATTCTCGACTACATGGACACGATCAACCGCGAGGATATGAGCATACTCGATATCCAGATACCGGCATACCGAGGCAGGATAAAGGCTATTTCGGCAACAAAGCAGAAGCAGTACGACACCGAAGGCAAGGTTCAGTATAATTACTGGATAATCAACGCTGAGATTGAGATTTCAAAGACACCGTGGTACAAGCTGATAATGCAGCGCGGCCTGTATTTCCTGACCGACATCACTCCCATGTCAGCGACAAAGGAAAGGATATACAAGAGGGTTGACGGCGGGACCGGCGACAACTTCGGAACCAAGGAAAACACAGGAGTCGATTCAGTTCCATGCGACGAACCGCAGAGGCTCAAGGCGGACGGGAGTTTGCTTGATCCTACCGGCGGCGACAATACGGTTGAGTCGGTTTTTATTGATTATTGGGATAAATACGATTGTTCGTGGTCACCACTTAATTTTCCTAAGACGGCGCAAAAAGTAACAAGCCTTATCGTATCTTCGGGAGGCACAGGAAGCTGATGAAAGCATTAGCGGCCAACAGTAGAACCGTTTCAGCAATCCGCAAGGCTGACGCGCTGCCAACAGTCATCCCTGGCGGCAGGATGAGGAAAGGGAACGTTCAAACACCGGGCGGCTCCTCCACCTACTCCGGCCCCTTCGCCGTTGCCAAGTTAACTGACACTTCCGTTGAGGTATTAGGCTATTCCGTGGCAGATAGTCAATACTGGAACAATTACATAATAAACGGACTATACAGAATTGAACTCGCAGACGGGGCGAGTGTTACGAGTATAACATCTTCCGGTTATTTATACGCAAGTATTACATGGGGTGGTGTGACCTACGCTTGCACGTTGGTACATGCGACAACGTTACCCCCGCAGGATGCAACCCATATCTATGTTCCTCTGGCCTACATCGTCTGCGCTGACTCCAAAATATCTACCATCCAGCAGATACGGCAAGGCATTATCGAATTTTCAGCGAGGGCAGGATAATGACAATACCTCCTACATCATGGACGGATAACAGTTTGACATGGGCGGCGGCTAATCCTTTATGGGATTCAATGTCCTTGAATCTTGCCATGATCGAAAGTGTAAAGGAGTGCGACTCCATCGCAGGTCGGACAGTTCCCGCTTTGCTTTCAGCCGCTTACAACCCCATCCAGCCAAACAGGGATTACGTGAACGCGATTCATTCCGAAGTTTCAACACTTATTCCGCTTTTTGTAAATCACCTTGATAATTCCGGCAACTGGAATGGACAAGCGACTATTCCGGCATGGACGGAGGCAACAATTTTGACCGCCATTGGCGATGCCTCAAGGATAGTTCCCGCAAATCTCAATACGCTTTCAGCTTGGTATTTTCAGACGTACAGGATTTTAAATATGTTAAGGTGGGTAGAATATGAAAACAAATTGTCAAACAAATACTTCTTGTCCGGTATAAGAAAAAGAAGCGGCGGAGCAACTACAGATTGGAATACTGAAATCGCCCAATGGGAAAGCGATGCAGGCTCTTCGATTGACGCAAGCTCTGATATGGGTATAAATAGAATGCAGTTTTCAAGCGGAAAATATTATATTATAACAGAGCAAAAAACATTTAGATTCAATACCGATGCTTTAAAAAACAATCTTGACATATATATAAAGCCAGCAATAAGCAGCGGTCTTGGAAATAACTATCTACAGCCAATCGGCAATGTTACAAGTACGGCCTATTTAAACTTATATAAATCTCTTTCAGAGCCTTCCGATGTTACAATTTATCCTGCTGGCGAATTAGAATGGGCTTCCTTTGGCCCGCCTGAAAATAACACGTCGTATAATCAAATATTCTCAGCGATAACATCTGATAAAATAATCTTTGTCCTCAAATTCGACGGCGCAAATGGTAGGAAATTTAAAGACTGGTGAGAAAGTTGATTCAAAATTCCATATATAGAAAACGATAATTGAAAATTAACAATTTAAAAATAGCGTGAAACATGGAAATAGAAATAATATATTATGACCTTTCGACGGACAAGGCTTATCGATCCAACAAGACCGAGATCGCCAATGACAACATTCCTCAATTCCGCTATAAAAGCAAGAAGCAGATTCAATGGCAGTTCCTGAACACCGCAACCATCACAAACGGCGTATTTTCCGACGTGTACACGGGACTGTCTGCAACTACCGTCGTGGCCACGTCTTCCATAGACAACAACTCGGTGCATTTTTATGACGGACATCCAAACGCCACAATTACGAAAGCCGTATCAGCGGCAACAATAGTAATTAAGGAGCTCGAAGGAGTTCCAAGAATATGCGGACGGCTGAAACTGACAAATGCAGCCGGCGAAACTGAAACCATAAACTATAACGGCTTTACTGTCTCGGGGACGAATTACACTTTCACGCTTGCCGACGCCTCCTATGTCGTCGGGGCTCAGACTCCGACATACACCTATTTGACAACCGACACGTGCAGGGTTCTTGAAATTCCCATCGTAAAAGATCCGACTGTTGATGTGACGGCAAAGGCCACAGGATTATTTACGACCACTCTTGACTGCTTCAAGCTGGTCTATCAGGATTTAATTGAGGGAGAAGACGAAATATCGGGATGCAAACACGAAATTATTATCAAGGACACGACCCCGGAAAATATCCTGGTCAAACAGATCCCGGTCAAATGTTTAGGAATCCAGGATGACGACGGAGATGTCGGGCCGGCCCCTGCGGACAATTACCCCACATGGTCGGAGTTGAACGCCCTTCTTGCTGTTCTCCAGCCCGTCCATTCCTTCTCATCCTCCGGCTCCTTCAAGACAGAACAAGACAACGTGATATTCGTAGTCCCTTCCGGCAAACTATTTAAACCTACCTGGACAAACCTCCTTTGTACGGCAATTACAGGACCTGCAACATTGCCAACATTCACGTTCAAGGCTGACACAGCCCCGCTATTTACTGCCCGGGTATCAGAAAACACGGGCACTGTCAACGGCTCTGACTCGGATGATTTAGGTGGCAATACATGGTACACGGCAGGAACAATTTTTTATTGGAGTATAACAAGCGGTGGAACATCAACAACCCATACTGGTAAGGGTTTAATAGAAGGGAAAATGATAGATGCATAAACTATTTATTCTGACGGCAATTTTCGGGCTGACACTCGCAGCAAGCGCGGCGGCTGACACGGTTATAAAAGTAAGCGAAACCAGTGTCGAAGTGACCAAACAGGCAGTAACACCAGCCCCTGTAAAAGTGAAATATGAACGTGCTTTTATTGAGGAGCAGATCATTCAAATCACCAAACAGCGCGATGAGATGATCGCCGCGAAACAAAAAGAACTAGATGAGTGCAAAGCCATTCTTGCGGAGATGGACAAACTTGGAATAAAGGTGAAAAATGAAACAAAATAAATCCTGGAAATTTTGCATGGGCCTAATATTCGGCATGACCCTATTCTGCCTTTTGGCGTGGGAGTACAACCATAAGGATACGGCGTATGACGGGCTGAACAAGTTCATTCAGGGCGTTTATTCCGACGCCTTTTACAGCGCAGCCGGAACTAATAAAATATTGCAAGCTGACATTGCCACTAAAGGTTATATCGACGCTTATGGAGTTGTCAGGACTTCGGGCGATCAGACCGTTGCAGGAACAAAAACCTTTTCAAGCGCAATCGCCGGAAGCGTTACAGGCAACGCGGGAACCGTGACGGTGGCTAACGAAGCCAGCGATACTACTTGTTTCCCGCTTTTTGCAACCGCTGCGACTGGCAGTTTAGGGGCAAAAACTAATACGGGTTTAACGTGGGATTCTAACTTAGGAGCATTTGGAATAGCAACGGCATCGTCATCTGTCCCCCGTGGGTCAGTTCTTGACCAATATGGGGCGCATACGGGCGGAGGAACTTTAACGGGACGCAAATCCAGAAATGCAACCATTGGATCACATACAATAGTTCAAAGCGGAGACGACCTATTCTCGTTCAGAGGACAAGGATCAGATGGAACTAATTTTGAATCAGCAGGTGCTATTTTTGTTTCATCCGATGGTGTTCCTGGTGATGATGATATGCCTGGACGACTTACCTTTCACACTACGCCGGACGGTTCTAAGGCGTTAGCCGAAAGAATGAGGATTGACAATGCAGGCAATGTAGGTATTGGTATTACATCAATATCAGCAAGACTCCACCTGCCAGCCGGAAGCGCAACCGCCGGAACCGCACCTTTGAAATTAACATCGGGGACGTTAATGACAAACCCCGAAGCCGGGGCGATTGAGTATGACGGGACAAATTTTTACTGCACCAACTCAACGCCAACACGATCCGCAATAGGAACTATGAATAACCCTATGACCACAGCGGGAGATTTAATTGTCGGCGGTACAAGTGGTGCACCTGCTAGACTAGCTAAAGGAGTGGACGGAAAAACTTTGATGATGGTATCCGGCGCAGTCGCTTGGGACACGCCAGCGGGTGGCGGTGATGTTGTGGCTCCTGCAACGACAACTGAAAACAAAGTTCCATTCTGGTCGGCGGTTTCAAAGACGCTCTCCGATGGATACGCTTATGCCACAAGCGCAATAGCGAATACTTTTGCCTTGAGGGATGCAAACGCGAATATCACGGCGGCGAGATTCTACGGCGAGGCTGATTCACCAAAATCTGATTACCAACTGGCGAATAAGAAATATGTTGATGATAACGCTGGGGGATTGCCTTCCCAAACTGGCAACTCTGGCAAGTATCTTACCACGAATGGCAGTGCGGCGAGCTGGGCGGCTGTTCAAGGTGCGTCCATGGCAATCGCAACTTATACGCAGGACTTCACGATTAACTCTGCGCTCAATGGATATTTAATTTCAAACGCAGGGGCGACCTCCGACGTAAAAGGCACTTTCGACACCCGTAGCAATCTCGGCAATGCGTTTTCCTGTCAAGTGGTGAATGAGGTGGGAGGGGGAATTGACAGCTACACTAAACTTATGTTGCATATGGATGGCACTAATGATGGAACTACGTTCACGGATTCATCTGCGTCCACGCATACGGTAACACCCACTAATGCTGTAACTAAAACAGCGATAAAAAAATTTGGAACGGCATCAGGATATTTTGACGGAACGGGCGATTACTTGACCATAGGGCAATCGTCCGACTTTGAATTTACAGGGGACTACACTATTGATTTTTGGGCGTATTTAACTGGGTCATTGACAGATAAAGCTGTTTTTGTTATGACCGACTCAACTTATTATTTTACGGTAAACATAGACAATGCAAATGACAGATACAGGATATATTTAAATGGAGTATCTTCCTCAGCACCTACTTCGATGACAAAGGTTTTTACACTAAATGAATGGTTCCATGTTGCGATGGTTAGGCACGAAGGTGTTATAACTATATATCATAATGGTGTTTCAATAGGGACTATCAGCAATGCAAACACCATGGGATATTCAAATCAGTCGTTTTATATTGCTGGCAATGGCGGGGCGGGGTTCGCAGGATATGTTGATGAATTTAGAGTTTCCAAAGATATTGCTAGGTGGAAATCTGATTTCATTCCTTCCAGTGCGGTTTATAACACTTTTGGAAATCTCACCCTCACCCCCGCCAGTGGCGAGCAACTACCCGGCACGTCCGCAGTAAATCGGCTGTTGAAATCCTATACTAAAAACGACTCGATAACTTTGAGGACAACCGACACTGGGATAATCGCAACGGGTGTTTATCCTGCGAGTACAAGTTGGGTGGACACGGCACCATGAAGATAGCTTTCACACCATCCGAACATGCCTCGATAATCCAGCGGTTGCGGAGCTACAGTCCAGCCGTTGACCCGATTGCGGTGGAGTTCTGGTGGGTGAAGTTTTGGTTTAAGAGTACGTGCGGAATGTTCAGGCCGGTGAATAAAATTTGCATGTCGCTCAAGGACAAACTGGCGATTATGGACGGCGTTGCGGACGATGTGATATGCCACGAGCTAGTACACATGAGGCAGTATCGAGAGCAGGGTAAAATTATGTACGCATTAAATAACTTGCTGAAACTAAACGAACAAGAAGCGTACGCCGAGCAGGAGCGGGTACGGAAAATAATCGAGGGGTAATATGTCCGACAAATTAGATCTTTTGACGGCAAAACTTAACTTGAAATACATCCGGCTAAAATACGGCTGGATCATAAAAATAGTTGAAATAATCATAAGGGTTTGCAAATGGCTAAAAAAATAAAATGCGGGGCAACGCCGGAGTTGGTCAAGGAACATTCCAACACCTTGAAAGAACTGGACAAGCGGACAATTAGAATTGAGGCTTCTGCATACACTACTATCGCCCTTATTACCCTTTTCGGAATCATCGTTGCTTTCATTGAGTACAGCAAGAAGCAGGAGCAGAAGCGCGAATACATCGAGAAGAAAACAGAAATGCCTACCGTTGTAAAGAAGTCGGATATTGAGCATGGGGTTTATTATTAATGTGTTCATACCGCAACAAGAAGTGGTTTAAAAACTGGACTTTGGCAGACTGGATCATGCTTGCGTTTATGGTTGCAATATTAACTTTACTAGGAGTGAATGCGTATGAAACTTGGAAAGATCCTTGCGTTACCGTGTCTCCTGTTGGCATTAGTGTTGAGTAGTGGGTGTGGAACAACATCGAAGATTTACACATTTGACAAGGATAACAAGCCCGTCCTGATGGAGGATATAAACGCCGATATTATTGGATCGATTGTGCAGAGCACGAAAAACAAATCCCTCGTTGTCTGGCATACGGGCTGGGCCTTTGGCTTGACCGCTTCCCCGGGTACACTTGAAGATCCTACTCCAAACGTAAAAATCATCTGTGGCAAATTTAACGATGGATATATAGCCCTGCTCAAGGACAATGCGACATTTGATTGGGAGAAGCTGGCGAAGTGCATATCAGCGACAAACAGTAATCTGGCTGTATCGGCAACGGGAGCCAGCGAAACGAAATAAGCCATGTTGGATATTTACCTCAAGGTAAAATTGGAGAGTTGTTAAAAGCCCCCGAGCGCGGCACATAGCCGAAAGGCGCAACTAAGTGCGTAAGACGCGAAGGGGATATTTAGGAGATTATGAACGAACTGAAAACACGGCCGGCTTTTCTTCCTTCATCGGAAATCGAAGATCCTTTCTTCGAGCAGCTGGACGGTGACTTGGAATATGAAAGCGATAAATACATCATCCGAGTCTACAAGGGCTATAAGTCATCGGGTAGTATTCCCCGCTGGTGCTGGTCGATTCTTGGAGTGACCCCAAACGATCCGCGTTGCAAGTATGCTTTTTGCGTCCATGATTTTCTTTATCAATCCGAATCGCTTCCACGCAAGGTTAATGACTTAATCCTTTATGACATCCTATGTATTGAGCCACGATGCAACCTAGTACAGCGCAACGCGATTTTAAGAGCCGTTCAATGTTTCGGCTGGTGGACGTACAGGAGTCATACAAAAGACTCAATTAAAGAGGGTAAGAAGTTTGGCGAAGTCAAAGAGAAAAAGAAACTATCAACGGCGGTGTTGAAATGAAAGACTTCTCAAAGCCCTTCGACGAACTGCGAACCCGCGCCGCCGAGGAACTGCTGCTTGAAGAAATCGACAAGACGCTCAAAAAGAAAAAGCTCTGCAACCTTGGCAGCATCTATAATATTTGCCAGAAGAAAAAAACGAAATTCCGATCTACGTTTAAATAATCTAACCTTGGAGGCCGTATGTCCAACCCCTGCCGTGCCTGTGTGTCTCAAGACTGTCAAAACTGCAAAATTAGGCCAAGAAATAAGTGTGGAAAAAAGACGGAAATATTCAGCAGAGTTTGCGGATATTATAGGCCATACTGGAAACAGGACAGGCCGGGATTTAATGCCGGAAAAATGGAGGAAATGAAAGATAGGAAAGTTTTCGTCTTAAAAGAAGAAAAAGCCGGAATTTCACCGGCCTAGGTTTATTTAATCTTATCAATCACAATTTCCCTCACCGTTTTCCCTGTCGTGGCGGCCTCTATTTTCAACTTTTTGAGGAGGTCGCCTGGAATATCGCGGAGAAGCAGATCGTTTGTATTTAGTGCCTCCCTGTACATCTTACGGGCAATCCCGATGGCGTTTGGTTGTTTGCCAGCCATCCTAGTTGCATCAATCTCTGTCCGCACCGCATCGGCGCATAGGCGGCAGAGCTGCGCCCCTCCGATTGAGTTAAAAGCCTTGTCGTTGCCGCACGCATCGCATGTTCTTTTTTCGCTCATTTTTAAACTCCTTTATTTATATTATCTACTTTACAAAATACGTTATATAGCAATATTGGGTTGATTTAAAGCTCGGCGTAAGCACCGCAAAACCTTTGCCATATCTGCCCTGGTACTGCAATGCAACGCCATCGCCTTTACGCGATACATAGCCCTTATACCAGCTAGTGCAAACTCTTTCCAAAAATCCGGCCTTGTTTAGAGCTTCAACGCCTTTTACGGTCATTTCAGTTTTCGTTTTCATCTTCCTTCTCCCTTTTTTAAGTTTATCTCTCTTGCCTGTGTATATAATATATCTATATGTATTATATGTCAAGCCCCAAAGCAAAAATATTTTGATTATTTTTTTCTCATAGGGAAAATAGGGCGTTAAATTGCGTTCAGCCCTTATCGCAAGATAAGAAAAACCTTGTTTTGAATTGCAAGATAGGGTGATCACGTTTTGAAACACCTGTGAACTAAACGTGATACTCTTATGCGGAATGATGCGGAAATATAAAGGGTGAAATGGGCGCGTATGGCGTGTTTAGTTCAATATATTTATATTCCTCTATCATTAAAAGGTCGCGTTTGTCTAAAGAGGAACAAAGAGGGCAGAGGAATTGTTCGTCTTTCAAGTCTGGAAGCGTCGCGTATTTATCATCGAGATATATCTTTATGTATGGATATACCTTGTTCCATGTCAGAATCTCCATATTAGATCGTTCGCGATTAACCCATTGTGTAACCATCATCGGCGGAAGTCCTATCTTTTCCGCCATGCGCCGCTTCACGTTATTGAATTGTTCGGAAAGGCATTTTAAAATTGCCCTTCTTACATGTTCGTCAATGTGCTTTAATTCAAAATCAACTTTCTTTTTCATAAGCACCTCCGTTGATAAATAAACTATTTATATATCGTTGAAATTCAAGCCTTAAAATAAAAATATAAAAATATTTATAAATAAGTCTTGACATATATACACGGTGTGTGTATAATAATGGCATAAACAAAAAGGAGATTTAATAAGATGAAGCAAAAACCAGTGTACTTGCCGGAAGACCTGCATCGAAAGTTGAAGATTATCGCCATAGACAAAAATAAAACAATGTCTGAAATGCTCGCCGATATTTTAGAGCGTTCAATTATTAACAAAAAAATATTGGTTAAAAAGTAAACAGGCTGTGTATTATTAAAGGAGCATTTTACATGAACTTCACAATCGAACCGGAATTTCAAGTAAATAATTTCGAGGAGTTAAAGGCAATTCTTGCAGATGGAGCCACAAGCATAACCGCAACTATAAAAAAAGAGCAATTCAAGTGCCTTGAAGACTATAAGACGTTTTTTATTTATCCATTAAAGACAGAGCCTAAAAACATTAAATATTTTTACGTCTCCAGGGTTGAAAACTGCTACGAAGATTACTTAAAGCGCGGAATCTGTCTTGACGGTATTCAAATAGCGCTTGAAAGAGGATGGGATTTTAAATATCAAGATTACGATTATCAGATAAATAAAAACGTCACTCCAAAAACAGTAGAAGAAATAATTCATCCGGTATATGAAATAAAAAAACGTATCGGGCCAGAAAAAAGAATCGAAGACCGTCTCTGTGATAAACTTGAAGAATCCGGCATAATCTACCAAAGGCAAGTTGTATGTCAATATGGTGTTATTGACGTTGAAACTATCGACTCAATTTATGAGTTAAAACAATGCGCCGATATATCAAGCGTTAGAAAAGCGATAGCTCAATTATTTAGTTATAAGGCCTCTTGTCCGTCCCGCAAAGATAAAAAGCTGGTTTTCGTCTGCGACTGCATCCCGCCAAACATCGAAGAAATGTTAAACATAATTGGTATTGAAACTAAAACAATATAAAAAGGATAATTGCACAATGAAACCATCCATTGATAATGAATTCTATGGGCTGATTGATCCGCCGACTTCCGAGGAGTTGAACATATTGGAAGAATCAATAAAAAAGGAAGGTTGCCGCGATCCTTTAGTAATATGGAAAGAAAAGGAAATACTGCTTGACGGGCATAACCGCTTTGAAATCTGCACCCGCCTTGATATCGACTATGATGTAAAATTTCTATCCTTTAAAACCCGCGAAGATGCCGCCGACTGGATTGATGCAAACCAGATGGGGCGGCGAAACCTGACAGAGATTCAAAAGTCTGTTATTCGTGGCAGACGGTACAACAGGACAAAGGGAAAACCCGGCGATAATCAACATATAAAAGAGAGGTTGGGAACGCCGTGCACAACCTCAAAGGATCTCGCCAAAGAATACAATGTATCAGACAGGACAATTAAGAATGATGGCAAAGTCGCCGATGCTGTCGAGAGCCTCACCAAAAAACTAGGATTGAAACAATCCGACGTTACCGCAAAAGAACATACCAAGAAAGACATCATAGCCGCCGCCGAAGTAGTGGAGGACGAGCCGGAAAAGGCGAAACAGATACTATCCGGCGCAACTGTCTGCCAGCAACTCGATGCCATAGAAAATAAACTCTCTGAAAATTCCGGCGTGAAAGTCTGCATTGCTTTCTTCATGGAAACTCAATCGCTGGCTCTTAAAGCGTTTGCTCCCCGTATTATGAAAACCTTGAACGATGAAGGCAAAAAAACCATTCAGAAGAATTTCAAGAAGTGGCTTTCCGATATGGAAACCTATCAAGATTTATTTATCAAAAACGCAAAGGAGATCGAGAAATGAATTACAAGGGAATGACAAGGGATCAAAAAGATTTTTGCAAGGATGTTGTGGTCGGCATTTATAATTCGGCGTGTCGCAAGGTTCACTCGAAAAGAAAGGCCGCCAATGTCTGCCGATCCGCGTTTAATTCCAAGTATGGCGCGTGGCCAACGATAACGACAAGCACGATAGACACGTTGCTGGAAAGGGCAAAGAAAGAGGATGGAATTGTCATAGTCCCCGAGGCTTCCGGCAAAGGAATGATTTGCACCTATGGACGCGGCAAGAATGAAACTCCCGCGCTTCTTGACCATGTAAACAGCATATCCGCCTCACAACAGAAGCTCGCAAGTGGAACAAGGAATCTGCGTTTAAATCTTGTTATCCCAATGGCCCTTGAAATGATGCCCGCCGCCAATCTTCCAGCCGGAAACCAGAAAGCGTATTTTGAAATCGTTGAGGATGGAAACAAGGCGATTGCAAACGAGATAATCAAGACTGAAAAAGTTGCACAGATCAAATACAAGCAGGTCGCTTATTACACCGATGAAAACGGAAACGAAATCGAAGTAAAACAGATAGGAGGCTGATATGAAAAGAAAAAAGACAATAGAAACCGAGAGGAATTGTTTTAAAACGGCATATGAAATGGAGCAAATAAAAAACATTCAACTTGAAAAAGATTTGGCGTTTTACAAATCCGTCTACGAGCTTGAATTGGAAATTAACAAGCACTTGTCCGCGCTTTTGACTTTAGCAAATAAGTCAAGGGGTTTTTAATGCCTAAAATCTACAAACTGTCCGAGGTCTGCAAGCTCTTGAATATCTCTAAAGGTCAGGCGATCCGCTTGATCCACGGATGCCAGATAAAGGCTTTCAAGTGTGGAGCTGACTGGCGCATATCCGAGGACGCGATCAAGGAATTCATGGAGCATAATTCAAATATAAAGGAGGAGAAATGACCTGGTATCAGTGGCTATTCTTCATCGTGTTCACCTACATGACAATGCACATACTTATCATGTGGCAGACCTCAAAGGAAGAATGGGAGGTCATGCAGTCAAACGTACAAGTCAAACAGGTCGTAACATGGCAACCATAATGTCTTGCCTGTGTCTGATAGCGCTGGTGCTGATGATAATTGAAACTTATAAGGAGTCCAAATGACAAGGGAGGAAAAGAAAAGTGAAAATTGAAATAAAAAAATGGATTACAGAAGAGGTTTTATTTTCACATGACGTTGAAAATAATTCAATGAAAATAACCGTTGAGGCTGGTTTTAAGGCGGGCGCAGACCTGACGGGCGCATACCTGACGGGCGCATACCTGAGGGGCGCAGACCTGAGGGGCGCAGACCTGACGGGCGCATACCTGACGGGCGCATACCTGAGGGGCGCAGACCTGAGGGGCGCAGACCTGAGGGACGTAGACCTGAGGGGCGCAGACCTGACGGGCGCATACCTGACGGGCGCAGACCTGACGGGCGCAGACCTGACGGGCGCAGACCTGAGGGGCGCATACCTGACGGGCGCAGACCTGAGGGGCGCATACCTGACGGGCGCAGACCTGAGGGGCGCAGACCTGAGGGGCGCAGAATACAAAGATATCAAGATTACCAAAACCCCGATCCAAATCCTTAATCTGTATTATTCCGTTCTCATCTTCGAGAACCACATGCAGATCGGCTGCAAATTCCACACGCACCAGGAATGGGACGAGTTCGACAATCGCAGAATCATCGAGATGGACGGCAAGGCCGCCGCTGAGTTCTGGAAGGAACATAAGGATCTGCTGATGGGGTTCTGCAAGTTTATGGCGAAGAAAGAATCTAAATAGTAAAAAGGGAGGAAAAGGACAATGATAGCAATTAAAAAACACCTAGGATTTATTGGTTGTAAAGTTCAAGACAAGGTCACGGGATTTAAGGGGGTTGTCACTTCGATATCATTTGATTTGTATGGCTGTATTCAGGCGGTGGTAACACCTCCGACCAATAAAGAAGGAGCGGCCCAAGATGGAAGGTGGTTTGATATAAATAGATTGATTCTTCAATCAGAAAAACCAGTCATGGAAATACCTAATTTTAATTACGGAGAAGTGGCAGAAGGGAAAAAGGCCCGGCTGAAAAGCCAGCGTTTAAAAATTATTAATTGAAATAAAAATAAGGGAGGAAAATAACAATGGGAAATGAATTGGTAAAGCACGAAGCGGCGACAATGACAACGGATGACTTGCGCCGGAACATCAACTTGATTCAGGGGGTATTGAGGGATGTCATGCAAAAGGATGTCCACTACGGGGTAGTGCCTGGTTGCGGATCAAAGCCCGCACTACTCAAGCCGGGCGCGGAAAAGATTCTTGCAACATTCCGTATCGGCGTAAACTACGATGTCGAGGATCTTGGAAACGAGAATGAACGCCGTTACAGGGTAACTGCCAAAGGTTTTTATATTCCAACGGGAAATCTCATCGGTTGTGGAATCGGCGAATGTTCCAGCAATGAAAAAAAGTTTGCATGGAGAGAGGCCGTCTGTCAGGAAGAATTTGATGCAGCCGATGCCGGAAAAAAGCAGATACTTTTCAAGAAGGGTTACAAGGAAGGGCAGTTTTCAAAAGTCATGCAGATTAAGACAGTCCCTGCCGATATTGCAAATACCGTTCTCAAGATGGGCAAGAAAAGGGCCATGATAGACTTGTGTCTTTCTGCCGTTGCTTGCTCGGATATCTTCACACAGGATATCATTGAGGAAGGATTAGAAGTTGATGCAGAAAACGCAAAAGACACAGCAGAGAGGGCAGAGGAAAAACAGGAGCAGAAACCCGCCGGAAATCCTATCAGTGAAGCACAGGCCAAAAGGCTATTTGCCATTCTTTCCAGTTCTTCAAGCAAGCGAACACAGGATGAATTGAAAGCTTACTTGTCAGCCAATTATGGTTATGATTCTTCAAGGAACATCGATAAAAAGGATTACAACCACATAATTGACTGGATCGAGGGCAAGCTATGAACTTGGTTTTTGATGCCAATTCACACGCCTATTTTTTAGACGGCAAGGAGATCCCCTCTGTCACGCAGATTATCAAGTCAGCCGGATTAATGCCTGACTATGGCAAGATGAGAATAGAGCCAGCCAACTACGGCACGAAGGTGCATAAGGCTTGCGCTGACATCATTGCCGATAAAGAGCCGGATATGGATATGTTTGTAAAGATCGCCGTTGAAGGTTTTAAGGAATGGCAAAATCTTTACAAGCCAACTTTTCACACTTCCGAAAAAACGGGGGCTTCTGAAAAGTATCAATATGCCGGAACTTGCGATATAGGCGCAATGATTAACAAAAAGAACTGGCTTGTTGATATCAAGACTGGCTCTTATTCGGATTGGCATATTATCCAGCTTGCCGCATATAACGAGATATTCCACGGTTACAAGTTTCAGAAATTTGCCGGGCTTTATCTCGATCCCGTCCATGAGGGCAAATACAAGTTCAAGGAAATATCCAAACCTGAAATCCAAGCCGGATTTTCAGTATTTTTAAACGCATTAAATATCTATAAATGGAAAAGGAATCACAATGGAAATTAATAAATCTCAACTCGAAAGCGAAATACTTCCAATACGCCAACAGGCCGAAATGATGCAGATCCTAACTGATGCCGATAATATTTCAGCTGCCAACTTCCTTATGACTGTAAAGGGAATGATTAAAAAAGTAAAAGACACATTCAGCCCCGCAAAGGAAACGGCATGGAAAGCGCACAAGGAAATAGTGGCACTTGAAGCGCAGATCCTTAAACCCCTGGAATCAGCAGAGGCCGGATTAAAGCAGAAGATGATCACTTTTGAAAGGCAGGTGGAAATTGAACGCCAGCGATTACAGGCCATTCAAGAGGCAGAGGCAAGAAGGATAGAGGCAGAGGCGAGAAAGCTTGAAGAACAGGCGCGTAAAGCAGAGGAAAAGGGCAGAGAAGCACAGGCATTAGCTAAAGCAGATGCCGCCATTGCGGTACAAGTCAAGGCCGATGAAGTCCGACAAGTGGTTATCGAAAAGCCAATGACCAAGAATACAGGGATCTCGTACATGACGGTTTGGAAGTTTGAGATAACAAGTCCGGCTGATGTGCCTTTAGGTTATCGAATGATTGATGAAAAAAAGATCGCATCTGTTGTCAAGGCAACCAAAGGAACGTTGCAGATTGCCGGAGTCCGTATCTACTCGGAAAAAATCATATCAAGTAAATCATTTTAAGGAGTGAATATGTCAAAAGACCCACATAAACCAGCTATGGACTTCGATGAGGAAATAAAACTTCTCGAGGAAAAACTCTGTCAGAAATATCCACTTGTGACTTCTGACAAGTTGTATAGCGCAATAAAGGAATTTATCAGGGCAAAAGAAATCAGTAAATGGTTTGATAGGATTGCCGGGGTCAAAGCGGATGGGGTGGCTCCGATCACTCTTTCCCCGGTAAATCCTTTAATAGACAAGGCGCATATAATAGATGACAAGGGGGTGTTATGAAACACTTCACAACCCGCGAATGCAACTACTGCCACAAGGTAAAACCCGCTGAAGCTTTTGCTAAAAAAGGTAACGGATATCGTCAGCGAGTTTGCCGGGAATGTTTTCCTATGGCCTACACTTCGCAGCAGTACCACAAAAAAGGGTACGCGACAAAGGGAAGTTTAATGGAGATCGCGTGTAAGTTCAACGCAGATCCTGAACATCAGTTTGACCCGTCGAAAACTCAAGCATTCATCGAACACGCGATATTCACAGGAGGGTTGTCGATATGAAAACCGCAAATTTCAAAACCAGCATAAAAACCCTATCCGGCAAAGCCATAAGCGGATATTCCACGGTGATTCAAAGTAACGGAGTCCAATTTATAATCATTGCCGATAGTATCGCAGACCTTGAAAAGTACGGCATAAATAACTTCTCAACTTTGGGGGTTAAGCGTGTCGTGGTGTTTGAGGATGTCAGGGAGAATATTTGTCAAAGTTGTATGGAGGAGAAATGATTATCCTATCAACTGGAAAAATAATAAACCCCGCAGAGATAGTTTCTGTGGTTCATGATCTTGTGTCATGGCGGGTGAACTTTAAAAGCGGGATTTTTACGGCGATAACTAATGATGAGTACGAGGAACTGAAAGGAAAATTAAAATGACATACTGGCAATCAGTATTATTGCTCTACTTGGCTGTAATGCTTGTTATCTGGGGTGTAAGGAGGCTTATATGAAACTCAAAACCAAACTTGCGAGGGAGATGAAACGGTTTAAAAAGTGGAATGAAAAGCATGGGTGGAAAATTGAGGGGAGATTGTCGCATAGGGAGAATGAGGGGTGGTGCGTAAGAAAAAAGGGGATATATGAATGAGCTACACTTATTTGCAGGAGCAGGGGGAGGAATCCTCGGCGGAATCCTTCTCGGACATACCTGTGTATGTGCTGTCGAAATTGAACCTTACTGCCGAAAAATCCTCTTGCAACGGCAACGGGATGGAATCTTGCCAAAGTTCCCAATCTGGGATGATGTCAGAACGTTCGACGGAAAACCCTGGAAAGGAAAAGTCGATGTCGTGTGCGGAGGGTTCCCATGTACAGATATTAGTTGCGGAAAGCAAAACGCAGAAGGAATTGACGGGGCCCGGAGTGGACTATGGCGAGAAATGGCAAGAATTATTTCTGAAATACAACCCCGATTCGCATATGTGGAAAACTCACCTTTGCTTGTTGAGCGAGGACTTGCCGTGGTACTCCTTGACTTTGCCAAAATGGGGTATGCTGCGAGATGGGGAACTTTATCGGCTGCCGAACTCGGAGCGCCACACAAGCGAGACAGAATGTGGTTACGTGCCAACTCCGACAAGCAGGGACTACAAGGGATGCGGAAAACACGGAAGAATAAGGGGGGGGGGTAATACAACTAGACACACTTGATAGGTGGGTTTGGATGTACCCGACACCATGCGCAACAGATTATATGGGAGCGAAAAAAAACGGAATCGAGATGAGGGGGGGGCGATTTGTGAGGACTTCTTTGACAACGGGGACGGAGTTCGGAGCGAAGTTAACCGATGCGGTTGCTCTATTGGAAAAAGAGAACCCTGGGCAACTGAACCCGGAGTTCAGCGAGTATCTCATGGGATGGCCAATCGGATGGACAGACTTAAAGCCATTGGCAATGGACAAGTTCCAATCGTGGCTGCAACTGCATGGGAAATCTTGTCAGGAGGGGAATAAATGAACGAGCAACAAGGATGGTTTTGCGTTGGTGCGATATCAGTTTTAATTGCTTTTTTAATATTAACTCTTCTTGGAAAATTAATGGGGTGTTTATGACTAAATACCAAACTCTACACGCCCGCCTGAACACCGAGAACCGCTATTTGCTGGAAGAAAGGGCGGGGATCAAGGAGGACAGCGGGATTAGCAAGGATGAAGCGGAAAAATAGGCCGCGGAGGAATGGGAAATGGAAATGGAAAGGAAGTATGCCAAAAATTAACATGATAAATGGGGATTGCATGGAAGAAATGGCGAAGATGCCGGACAAGGCTTACGAGCTGGCGATTGTTGATCCGCCGTATGGCGATGGGGGGGGCAACAATGGAACGGAAAGAAACGCAGTCGCTTCGGAGGATGGTTCGCAAAGTACCATATCGAAAAGTCAATCACGCATTCGGAGGACGGTTCGCAAAGTTGCAAGAACGGGCGGCACTTGGTCAAGGAAATATCAAATCGGGGGTTGCTTTGACCAGAACGACATTAGGCACTGGGACACCGCGCCAACAGATGAATATTTCAAGGAGCTTTTCAGAGTGAGTAAGAATCAGATAATATGGGGTGGAAATTACTTCGGACTACCGCCGAATAGGAATTTTATTATATGGAAGAAATTAACAATTTCCGAGGGTTTCTCGATGGCAATGGCTGAATATGCTTGGTGTAGTATCCAAGGAAATAGCAAGATATTTGAATGCGCTCCGCAAGATTCAAAGCGTTTCCATCCTACACAGAAGCCAGTAAAATTATATAGCTGGCTCCTCCAAAACTACGCCAAGCCCGGCGACAGGATCTTAGACACCCACGGCGGAAGCGGTTCAATTTGCATCGCGGCGCATGATTTAGGCTACGATCTTGATTGGATGGAGTTGGACAAGGACTACTACGATGCGGCGGTAAAAAGGTACGAGAAGCACAAAAGCCAGCCGGATATGTTTCAGGTCAGGAAAGAAGAAATAATACAGGAGGAATTGATATAAATGCCAAATGAACTACACACGATGCCACTAAAACTTGAAGCCCTTTTTTCTTCTCAAAAGTTTAGAGCCATGCATTGGATTGACAAAGGCGCTTTCCTTTTATTACTTGCGGAAGGGTGGCTTAAGGCAGGCTTAATTGATGACCCTGAAACCTTCATTAAGGACACATTGACCAACGCGACTCAAGATGACCTTGACAGGGTTAAAGGTAATGTTTTTGACAAGATGTATAAGAAGGGGCTAAGCGGAAAATATTTCAATGAAATGCAATTAGATATTTATAATAAGACACTTGCAAAGATTGATAAATTTAAAGAATCGGGCCGGAAGGGTGGCTTAAGGCAGGCTCAAGCCAGGCTTAAGGCAGGCTCAAGCATCCAAATCCAAAACCAAATCCAAAACCAAACTACCATAGGTAGTAAGGCATTCACGCCTCCAACACTTCAAGAAGTTCAAAATTACTCAAAGGAAATTAATTACGACTTGGATTGTCAGAAGTTTATCGACTTCTATCAGAGCAAGGGATGGATGGTGGGAAAGAACAAGATGAAAGATTGGAAAGCGAGTGTCAGGACTTGGAAAGGCAAGACAGAATCGCCGGCGGGTAAATTCGCGGTAGGCCAAAAACACGAACAGGAGTTAAGAGCATGGAAAACCCAATGACTATTGAGGATGTGATGAGAAGTGCGGTAATAACAAAACAAGCTCCTGTAAGCAGGCCGGACTATGAACCAACGGAGCTTGAAATGGTCAGGGCGGGTCAGGACTTGATTGCAATGAAATATCTGCCATACGATCAAAAAGTGTTCATCAAGCTCGCTAAATACTTTGCAAGGTGGACAGCGGGTAAAAAACACGGCCTTATCCTTTCAGGTGGGGTTGGAACAGGCAAGACCTATTTTTTAAAGTCCTGTTTTAGAATCAGGGCATTTGTCAAGGCTTCAAAGTTTATAGAGGCTTATAAGGAGAACGACGGGATGACTTCAGGGAACTTTTGGTATGACACTATTGGAGTGATGGAGTCTGAAACCTGGGGCCGGAATATCATCATTGATGATTTGGGGGTTGAGCCGATCTGCAATTATTACGGCACGACCATTGAACTGATGGATGAAATACTGAACCAGCGGTATCTGGACTGGCAGCGGAATAGGGCATTAACGCTGATTACAACGAATTTAACCCCTGTAAAACTGCAAAAGCGGTATGATGCCCGGACTTGCGACAGACTGATGGAAATGTGCGACCTGGTAGAGTTCCACGGTGACAGCGTAAGGGGGCGATGATGTTCACAGCAAGAGAAAGAGCGCAGAATCAGGAAATCGAAGCCGGACAGCGTTTAGACAGGCTCGAAAGGCTTAGCCGGCATGATGTAGGGGTCAGGGTCGAAAAGTTCTTGTATTGCAGGGGAGAATTGAAAATTGAGAATAAACAGGAAAGGGAGGAGGGATGAGGATGTTGAAAATGACATTTCCAAAAGTCATAGACGTAGTTCAAGCGAAGATGAAAAACCGCAGGATGCAGATAAAACGATATTCCGACAATTCATATCTTGTTCAATTCAAGCGACTGGCAAAGGACTTAGACGGAAGATTGGCAACTCCTGTCGAGCGTATGGTCCTGTCAAACGAGGCATTTGAAATATTAATCGGTGGTGGATTGACACTTATTGAACGTAAAAATAGGAAGAGCAGAAAGGAGGGTGAGGGGATGGTGAGATGCAAATTTACAGGCAAGGGTGAAGTTAAGTTTCCACATGACAATCCCGACTTGTGTCCGACCTACTTTGATGGGTGCAACTGTCTCGCAACGTCATTGGAACAGATGTCGGCAATAGCCAACGATGCACAATTGGAGGCAGGGGACTTGGAAGATGAGGTAAAACGCCTCCGCGCGATAATAGAGGGGTTGGAGTGCGTAATTACAGAATGCGAAAATGAACATCTATCCGCTCAAATGTCCGGCTTTGAAACTGGCTGGGAACATCCAAATACGCAGACTATGTGGAAAAAGGTATTAGGTGCTTTAGAACAGGCGAAAGAGAAAATGGGGGCGGGGAAGTGACAGGTACAATTCCAGTATGGTTGGCGGTTGCTTTTATCTGGTCTTTTTACGCTTTTGCAATCATCATGTTTTGGTTCCTGATTTACCGCGTTGTTGTCGCGCTTGGATGGGAACCGTTTAGACGCACAAGATTATTCTGGCAGGTATGGTTGTTTTGCAGTTATAAGTGCTGGAAGAAATGCAAGGCGAAAAACAGATGGAAACTTTCAGAAGCTAGAAAACTTTTAAGAGACAATATGTTTTCAGAAGGGCCAAAAAGTTCGTTTAAAAAGTTTTACGGGAGGAGATAAGATGAAAAGCAAAGTGCCGAGGAGGATTTGGCATGGCATTAGCGCAAATGGCAAGCTGACTCACTTATACTTGCTGACTAAAAAAGAGGTTGATTACTACGCAAAGAAAAACGGGATGGAGTTTGTGGAATATGTGCTTGCCGGCGAGGAGAGGAAGGCGGTGGCGAGGGGGTTGGAGAAATACCTCAAAGTCAAACTGCAATATTTCAACGAAGTCATCAACGACCCGAGTTTTGTCCACGATGAGAGCGGTCATTGGGATACGGGTAGTCGTAATGCATACAGGAAAGTGCTTGAGGAACTCAAAAGGATTGGAGGTGGGGGATGATACGGACCAGGCCAAGTAGTAAGGCGTACAGGGGTGGCTGGGGCTTCTATCACAGGCGCAGAAAATTACAGGATACCCGTTCCCCAGGTAAGGCGCAACCTGTAAAACAAATCATCTCTAGGGCAAAAAGGCCTAGAC